TCGTAGATCGCCTTCAGCATCTGGATGCGGTCAGGAGCCTTTTTGATCGCAATGTAGTACGCCAATCCGGCAGCAAGACACGGATAAAAGCGAAACGGAATCTGCATGGTGTTCACGCCAGACGCAGCATCGTCCAAACGCACCAGCTTATCGACCACCAGAGTGTAGTTTGTGTCAGGCTTCGGCCAGACATACACAACAGGAACAATCTTGCGGTCCACGAAATACTGTACAGGACGACCAATACTCAGCTTGTTCGGGATGTTCTGGTAAATCTCGCGGCTGATCCGGTCGATTGTAAGATCAGACTGTGACGCAGTTCCAATTCCAGAATCACTTCTGACAACGGCAGTAATGATGTCAATCACACTCGCTGTCAGCGTGTATGTCTCATTGTTTGCGTTGAGTGCAATCTCTTCTTGGACAATCGTCCACTGGTTCAAACCACGGTTTGCCCACTCAGCAAGAAGCAAATTCAAGCTACGGCGAGCCGTGCGCTGGTCGTATCCTGTGCGGATCTCAATGCCACAACGCTCAAACGCCTCTTCGATGTAGTCGGCTACATCTAACTCAAATGTCTTCGTGCCAGAAACTGTCATATCAACTCATCTTGCAAGGTTTCATACGAATCACTATCCCGCTGCCACGGCTCACAACAGAGCCGCCCTTACTCATCTTCTTTGCCTTGCCTTCGCCCATGACCCTCATGCGCTTCATTACACGCATCGGTTTCATAGGCTTCACAAGACCGCCCTTGGCAAATCCAGCAGTAGCACCCATCTGCCCGGTTGTCTTGTTCATGCCGACAAGAGCAGGATTGTTCTGCTGTGTTGTTCCCTGCGGTTGACCAAAAGCTGTACCCTGCATTCCGTAATCCATTGGTGAAGCATATGGGGATGCCTGTGGTATCTCTGGAGCGGCAGGTTGCGTAACACCAAGATTTGCCATGCCTACAGGAGGAGCGGCCTCAACCGCACCACCGTCAGCATATTTGCGAGTACGGTTCATCATCTCAACGTCCCCCTGCTCTACCAAACCCCTTGGTAGCAATACCTGCACCACGATGTGAAGTGCGCTTGGCTTTTACTAGGCCACCCTTGCGATATGCTGGCTCATCAAGTGGACGTTGCCCCGCTTTAGGCGTAAGATCAGACTCTGCCATGGACTTAATGCTGTCCCGCATGTTCTGTTCTCTCGTCCGGACATTCTCTATTGGCTCGGCCCCAAATCCAACAGAAAGACCCGATGATTTTGCTTTTGGCATGATGTCCATGTCTTCGAGTTTACTACGCTCTACTTTTCCGGGACGAACTGCCGATGTCGGATAATCAGCGATGTCCTTGGAACTCTTGCGCGAGGGAACCCCACCCAGACCCCGATTAGATGTAGTCTTTTCAGGAGCCATCTTCGTGTTGTAGCTTTTGCCCTCGAACTCAAACGTCTTCGCGCCAGAATTTACTGCTGACCGGAACGCCTCATTGAACGCTTTGCGTGTTGAACTTGCCATCTTACTTACTCCGCTTCTTTGACATACCAGCCTGAGACAAGGCAATGGCGATTGCTTGTTTAGGGTTCTTTACCACAGGACCCTTCTTACTGCCCGTATTTAAGGTGCCAGCTTTGAACTCGCGCATCACCTTGCTGATCTTCTTCTGAGCCTTCATGGTCAATCACCTATAGCTGGATGTCTTAGCAGCAATCTTGGGAGGCTGTTTTACAAACTGCTTCCCCTTTGCCTTACCTGCACGTTTAGCCTTCGTCGTCGCAGCATACTCAGAAGGAGTAAGAGCCTTAATGGCAGCTTCCGGCAAATACCTCTCACCTGTCTTACTGGACGGCTTACCGGATTTGGTACGCCATTTTTGATCAGACCAGTTCTTCAGGGATTGCTGTGGAGCCTTCATTAGTCCCTATATCCTCCGCCCTTTGCCTTGTACTGCTTCGCCAGCATCTGCGCCTTACGGGCAGACCACTGACCAGCAGCCGTACCCTGTACGGCTGCGCCCTTGATCTTGCTAAACAAAGCCTTCCTCATAGTAGGCTTTGTGTAGTTACCTGAAGCATTTACACCAGACTTCTTTACAGGCAACTCACTCTCCTTAGCTTTTACCACGGCCCTTTGGCTTACCAATAGCGATCATGATCGCCATACCACGGCCTTTTTTAGCTTTTGTGCCATGAGCCATGCCACCATGTTTCATGCCCATTGGAGACTTCATTCCGGGAACACGGGGCAGCGCATTAGTGCGTCCGTTGGGTCCGCCGGAAACACGGGGCAGCGCATTAGTGCGTCCGTTGGGTCCGCCGGAGGCCCGAGGTAGTTTATTGGTCACGTCTCCGGGACGAAGCGTCATCCCGCCCGTAGCCATTTTAATACGGGGTAGTTTAGGCATTCCGGGGGAAAAGGGTTTCGCGCCGGGGGAAAAGGGTTTCTCGCCGGGACGGGGGCGAGAATTCGTTGGACGACTTTTCACAACAGTTCCGCCCATTGCCATTGGCATTACCCCGCCTTTAGGAGGGCGAATAGGCTTAGGGCCGCTACTGTTGGGAGGAAGCGGACGTTTCGGCCTACTGCCGGGGGGAGGCAAAGGCATATTAAACTTTGGGTTAGCTATACGCATGGTAGTCTCCTATCTGTTTTCAACTAAACGATCTATCTTCTCTTCAATCCGATCAAATCTCTTGATGAGCTGGTCTAGATCGTTATGAAGATCTACTCGGGTGACATAGTTTCGGGCTATGTCCTCCCGCGTATTTGCAGTATGGCGGTATAACTCATTTACCCTGCCATTAAGATACACCAAAACCCACGCCGTAGGAATGAAGATTATCGTTAACAATATGTTCCAGACAAACTCTAATCCAACCATCATGTCAGCATTTCCATCTTTTACGTGCCTGACGAAGACGGCTGTTTGGATCTTTTGCAGCTTCCGGGAACATCTTCGCTTGTCCCGCTGATCTTGCACAGAAGGACTTGCGGCGTTTAGCCCGCTCTCCTGTAGGCTTGTCTTCTGTCACGGCAGTCTTTAGCTTTGAGCCGGGGTTTGCACGACGATAGGCTTTGACACCCTTTTCTGTCATACCAGCACCGGCCTTCGTTTTACGGAAGTTGCCAGACTTGACAGATGTCTTGATTCCCATGCCCTTTGCCATTATGCGGTCCCCGCATCGTTCTTAATTAGAACAAAAATGAACATACTTGAGCAAGTATTATTGTTTCCCGCTCCCAAGGCTTGGGCCTCAAACGTAGTCTTTTCCGGAATAGCCACTGGAAACTCAAAAACGTAGTCTGCTACACTGTTGTTAACGGTCGTAACGGCAGCGGTGTGGCGGATATCATCTGTTCCGCGAGTCATTAAACGACCTGTTACAGGCCCCGTTCCAGAGGCTTGACCAGACGAAAATAACCCCTGAGACAGGTAGGCGGTGTACCCCGCCGGAACTGTAAAACTTCCCGTGATGCGGGAATTATAGTTAAACTGGATGACATCGTAGACAGTTGCCGGGACACCCGCTGTCACAGTGCCAGTACCAAAATAAATAGTTCCGGCAGCAGAATCCAAAGATCCAGCAGTAGCAACATAGCAGTTATTTATATGCAGATAGGATTTTGTAGTTGTGACAGCAGTTTGACCATTTAGTGTCACAGTTTCTGAAATTACATTATGGTTTGCATCCAGACCCTCAAGATAAACGGTTCTGGCACCAGTTCCGTTGGACGTATCGTCTGCACTACTGGAACTTACAGAAAGTGGAAGAGCAGCGGATGGATAGCCCAAGATCCCGCCATGAGGCCATACTGTTTCAATATCAGTGTCAACGTCGGCATTATACCCAAAAACAGTGTAACTTTGGTGCCACGGGATTTGACCCCGCGATACCTGAAGTTCAAACGGTTCAAAAGAACCGGTTCTTGTTATGGATGACGGGGGTCGTGCCATGGATCAAATCCTCACCCGAAGTTCTTTGTCATCTCAAGAACAATCGTATACCTGTCTCCAGCAGTGGCCCCGACAGTGGTAAACATAATGTCTCCTGTCTTACCACTACCCGCATTATTGGTTATCCCACCAAACCTTGCAAAGTCGAACGAGACGAATTGGTCCGCACCAATAGTGTAACAAATAACGTCAGTTGTTGCATCCCAAAGGATGTCAACGCCCATGCCAACCGTCATGGCATCCAGTGTAACAATGTTAACTCCGGTGCAGGATGCTCCTTGAAAACCAGACAAAGCAGACACGTCTACCTTGAGTACGGCAGTTTCGCCAGTTCCATCGGAGATATTTGTGAATTTCATGACGGCTGTTCTTGTGCCGTCAAAAACTACCTGTGAAGTTACTGCATCAG